CAACACCCATTGATCCGCCTTTTGAATCATACGCGTTGATTAACCAAGCGTGAGTGGTATTCTTTTTAGGTCTTAATGATATTGCACCGCTATCTGCAAAAAGTGCTACGTGACCAGCTTCAGTAGATTTATTACCTACACATAAGTCAAAATCTGGATCAACTACTTTAACGCCTACCTTTCCACTAGTATATAAATTTCCAGTAATATCAGTATTACGTTTTAAAGCTACTTTAGTGGTTGTTAAAGCGAGAATTGGTGAAAGATCGCTTTTACTATTTTTAATTGCATTATCACCTAATTCAAATCGCATAAATGCAATATCTTCATCTACATCACATCTAATTCTACCTGATGATCCATTTACACTTGGATTACCATAACTATGATTAAAGGCAATATTAGAATTACCATATCCGTCATTTAGAGTAAGAGCTACACCACCAGTCTCTCGTCCAGCTTCGATCCAACCAGTAGTTTTTAAGTTTCCGTTTACATCAAGCTTTTCAGAAGGAGAACTCGTTCCTATACCAACATTACCATTAGAAGTAATACGAACTCGTTCAGCTGAATTATTATTACTATCTTCTCCAGTAAAAAATCTCATCGAGTTACCGATATTGTGATACTGAATTTGGCCAGACTTATAGCTTTTACTGTCACCAAATGTTACTGCTGCATACTTATCATCCTTTGATCGAATAGATATAATGCTATTATTAGTAGCTGTTTGAACACTTAATTGTGTTGACGGTGATGAAGTTCCAATTCCAACATTACCGTTAGAAGTGATTCGCATCTTTTCAATGATGTCTTTAGTATTTTTGCCAGTGTAAAATACCAATGATGCATCTGGCAAGATATCTGAATTACTTTCAGTAATAGAAGCAATACGGGAAGTCAACCAAGTGTTTCCTCCAGTAGTAGTATCTGGATTATAGAAGTCGATCGATGGACCAGATCCTTTATGGCCAATATTTTGACCATACGGGGAACTAGAATTTGTAACTCTTAGCTCCAGCATAGGAGTTACCTCGTGTTGGGTATACTCCTTTGTCCATCTAGACTTTTGTATGAATGATTTAACACCGTCGATTGTTTGATTTCCAGTAAGTAGTACAACTCTACTATCTAAAGTATCAAGCTCGTCATAGATGTCTTGAAGATTAATCTTAATCGAATTAGTCTTAAGTCTCCATTCGTTAAATGTATCAGTTTCAAATACGTCTGTAAATAGTTCTTTTCGGGCCATAACTCTATTTATTCATTTTAACGATGAGTGTTTTAACTAAATCTTTTAACTCTGATATTTCACCTTTTAAGTCTGCAATTTCTTTTACAGATTTTTTATTATATTTCTTTCTTAGTAAGGCAGCTTTATATCCAGAAGAATCATTATTTAGTATTGCATTTGTTTTATTGTCTCGTTCAAGTGCAGTGTTTTCTTTTACTATTAATTTCATTTTAGATAGTTGCAATTGCTCTAAAGTCCTTTACTGTAGGAACAAGAGCGTGATCATTAGAAACTAAAACAATTTTAATTTGGAAAGATGTAAAAAGCGGTGGCACCGGAGAATCAGCTGAGAAATCTCGCGTATATTGGATTTCACTATAGTCATCAAAATCATTAATTGGTATTGGAGTAGATGGATCAATTCTTTCGAATGCAACATCTTCAATATTATCTTCTGATCTTTTAAATCGGGCGTATACTAATACGTTACTATCAGCATATGGTTTATTAATGTTAAGATATGAATCTAATCTATCTGAAGCATTATTGAGAGCAACTTCCTTAGTCATATAGACCGCAGTTGCATTACCGTGATCTGCTGATAGTTCGCTATCAATTTTGACTGGTGGTGAAACTTCTACATCGTATTGTGTTAAACTATCGAGAGAAACATTATCGAGAGGAGAACCAGCAAGTTCTGCACTATCTTCTGGTCCAATAATATTCTTAACAGCAATAAGCGAGATACGATCTAAGTCAACTACTGGAGATACTTTTGAGTTCTCGCTCTCCATAGTAATTCTTATCTTTATATTCGAATTATTTGTAATTGGTGTAGTAGTAGAAATATAATGGTTTTCGTTTGGAACAATTATTTCATAACTTGATCCACCATCAACTGAAATTTCGTATAGTACTTCTGTTTCTGGATGTTCGATAAAGTCAGTGTTCAACTGAATTTGTGAGAACTCAAGTGGACCATCACTTTCGTCAGTTACAGCAGAACTAATTCCACTTGCTTCCAATATAATATGTCCAGATGTCTGATAGTCTGCTCTTCGAACAACCATCTTAAAGTCTTTCATTTGGTCAGGTGTCCAAGTCGAAGCATTCTGAGATTTGAATGATACACCTAAGAATGGGTTCTTTGAAATATATTCACCAGTTGTAACATCATCTTTACCTACTTCAGATAACCATTGACGATAGTGTGATGAATTTGATTCAGTAACAATAGCATATTCAGTACCATATTGAAGATATAGAGGAGAGTCAAACTCAAACGTTGTTGCAGCAGTTGCATCTGCGCTTGTTGCTACTTCGTTTGGTTGTTTTATCACATCGCTTAACGGGACACGGCGTTGAGTAGGCATACCGTTTTCAACTTCAACTAGATACATTTTAATTGGAACATTCTTAGTAGATACGTGACTAAAATATAGATCTACTGAATGAATGAAAATACCAGTTGGATTTTCTCCAATAATAAATGATTGTGCTAATGGATCATACCACTGTGTACGAGTAACACCGGTTGAAGACTGGATTCGAGAGTGAGTAATACGTTGATCTTGTCTAACAACTGTTCGTGTAGTAATAAGAGTTCTTTGCTTAGTTTGAACTTTACCTTGAGCAGTATATACTGCATCTGCGCTTGTAGTAGCTGCAGGATCAGTAGCAGTTTTACCATCAGATAGAATAACCTTTCTTTCACCAGCTGAAAATTGATGCTCTGAATTATTTGGTATAACAAACCAACCATACACCTCACCCTTATTATCAGTAACAATATCACCGCCACTACCTGCAATTGATGTATTAGATTGATTATGATAAACTCGCACTGAAGCATTTTCAGACCATTCTTTATAATCACCTTCTACAACACCAGTAGCATATTTTGTAATATCTTCACCATCAAAAAATACCTTTAGCTTTGTATTAGGTTTGAATAACTTACCCTTAAAGTAAACTTTACGAGCACGAATAAATGGTACAAAACTTACATCAATTACACGATCATCTTTTTGGCGAGTAACGCTATTTATTCTAGCAGTAGTTCTAATTCCTGTTCGCACCTGTTTTGATTCAGTAGTAGTAGTAGTAACTCTACGAACCCAACCTCTACCGGGACCTCGGCCCCAAGGAATTCCAGTGCGGTCTCTTCGTTCTTTAGTAGTTCGTGTTACAGGTCGACCCGTCCATGTAGTTTGCCAAGAATTCCATCGTGTACCCATTTGATTAACACGATTAACTTCTGCTCTTAAGTCAGAAAGACTTCCGCCAACTTCGTTTACAATATTTGGCGCTCTTCGAGTTTCCATCCACTCGTCAGATGACGGAGAAAGTTTGAAAGAACCTAACCAAGTTGCAACATCATAAGGATTAACACTGATTGATACTGCAGCTTTTTGCTGATCAATCCATGCTGGACCAGTTGAATACGAAAGAGTAGCAATTCCATCATTAATCGATACATTATTAGTATCTTGACTATTGCCAGTTTGTGTAAATGGGATGCTGCGTGTTTCGAAATACGGTCGAAGAATTGGATCTTCCGAATCCATTGAACAATTATAATGCGAATCAAATATATTTCCTACATCGTGACCAGCAAAACTATCAACAATAATTCCGTTCTTAAACCTATCGTATGGGTTACCAGAAGATGTTTCAAATATTTGCTTACCGTTAGCTTCTCTTTCAAGTAACGATAGAGTAGTATAATATTCTAGATTATTTACTCGCGAATTAATATTACCGATATCTCGCATTGTGTATCTACGATTATCGATAAAACTTGTTTCGATCATGGTATGGCAAAACGTATATGCCGGAACATGGAGAGTATAGAGGTGCATCGCTGTTGATGGAATACTCGGCTCTTCAGGAACTACGTTTGGAATACCTTCAATAAGTTTAAATTCACTTTCACGAGTAACAACTAGTTTATCAACACGAGAAAGATAATATTGGATTTGAGCGTCTATAGTACTATTAGGATCTAAGTGTGTACCAGCATCACCACCACCGAGTTTAGCTCTAAAGTCAAGAGCATCAGAAAGTCGAATATCTTTATACGATGGAATCTCTGGATAATCAACTGAATACGAATCAACTGAGAAGTAATCTCCTCCTCCATGTGCAAAATACGTATAAGATATTTTAAGTCCACCTGTACCAGCACCAGAAGCAGTTATTTCAGGACCAATATATTTAACCTTTCCTTTCTTATAACAACCATCTCTTTGACCATTATCAAGAATAAAAAGCTCCTTATCAATATTATTACCGGCAAAATCTTGAGCCGATGTTATTGCAATAATATCATGATTAGCTAATTCAATCTCGGTGTTTGTATTAACAGTGGTATTATCTCCCGACAACACTTCGTCTGTAATAGATGTAAGAGCTTTTGCCTTTTTAGTTAAGCTTGTACGATATGATGCTATAACCGACACTGTGCCGTTGGTATCAATACCAGAGCTCGTAAGTGTTACTTGATTATTATTTGTTTCTTCGTTGCGCACCGCTTGACTCACCGCTTTTATATTACCGCTAGCATCAATTATGATATATGAATCAGTACCGAATTCTTCGAATCTATCAGGACTAGTTAGCTGAAGTACTACTGTAGTTGCTGTTGGAGATTGAGGAGTAAATACTTTTCTTGCAGTAAACTCGATTTCTTCAGATTGGTTTTTAACCGACTTAATAAAATCAGCTGGAAGTTTATAAATTGATTTATTGTATTGTGGATCATATAGACCAACACCATCAGTAGTATCTATTGTAAAACTAAATGCTCCACTTGTAATTGTAGTTGCTCCTGTTAAAGAAGTATAAGAACCAGCAAATTGAATATCATAAACATACAACCTATATTGCGATCCGTTTCTTTCAATTGAACGCACTCTACATGTAGCAAAAGTATTAGATCCACCTGTATCTGTAATATCATATACTGTATCTACATCAAATGAAGGTGCTCCAGTAAACACAGTACCTAAAAGATATGAACCAAGATTAGCGTTACTATACGTTTGTTGAAACTCTGAAGTCGTACGGGCTTTTCTTCCTACAACATTAATTTTTTCGGGTTCAGCAATTCGATAACCATCGACGTATGCTACAGATGGTTCAACACCTACTACAAAACGTGATTCACCAAATTTGATTCTATCTGCTTCTGATTTCTCGGATAATTGACCAGCAGCTACCCCAGAAATATCATTAGCAGGAATAACGACATCGCTATCAAGCATTTGCTCTGCGCTATATACCCCACGACCACATTTAGAATCGTCTGTAGTATCATTATAGAATCCAGTAATATCAATAAGATACGGGTCTAATGTATAGTCTCCGCTTTCTTCTCGTGTACGTTCAGCTAATACGTCTGTAATTCCGCTAAATTCTGGTCGAGCAACTTGAACAACTGCGCTATCATCAACTTCTAAAAGAGATAGCGTATCACCTACAGGCGTATTATAACCAAAAATCTTTTCATGACCATCAATAAAGAGTTCGTCATTATCTGAAACATCTTTACTTAAGATTGACAATTGAAGATCAATCGTATAACGATCTGCACCTGGTGCAGTTTCATTTGGATAACCAGCAGCGTTATCAAGTAAGGATCTATCCATTTGGTAGTTTACAATAGTTTCAACTACTTTAAAAACAAGTTTAGCATTAATAAGGTAATCGTCTGCAGGAACCTTTGCGTAAATATCTTGATCTTCAGCATAAACAAATTGACCTTTAACAAAGAATACACCTTCTTCGGATTTTGCATGAATAGCTTTACCAGTATCGACTACAGTACCGAAATTTGTTCCAGCCGCATATTGAGTTTGCAACTCAGTTTCAACAAGATTAGCTAATTCTACAACCTGTGAAGGACTTGCTAAATGATCAAACTCTTGTACATTATCGCCGTTATCATCTTGTACCGAGTTAAGATACTTGATAAAAAATCTAAATCTATTTGTTTCTGGAAGAGCTTGATAGTGCAATACCTCAGCATTAATAAAAGGCTGAGGACTTACTGCAGGATTATAATCAAGTCGAATTTCATTAACAAGGTTTAAATACGGAACCAATCCAGTAATAAGTGCTGGATCTATATCTAAATCGACATAACTTATAGAACGATCTAGTGTTGCTTCTGTAGCTAATTCGGGAACTGGACCTTCTTTAAAAACACCTCTACCAACTTTGTCAATTTGATTTTGTAGAATAGACTGCATCTGGTTAAGTTCGCGCACTTGTACGCTAACACCAGGTTTAAAAAGAATCCGAAGAAAGTTCTTTTCCTCAGCCGTCTTATTATTAAAATTAATGTCTTCTACCGCAAAATCGTCGACATATGGTGGGACTTGATAAGTTTTTATGGCCATTAGAATTGAATAACAAGTTTTACTTCATCAGTTTGATTATAGTTTCTATTTATAGGCTTTCTATTCTCATAAAAAATAACTTCACCTGTTTGTGGTAAGTACTCAGGATCTTCACAGCTAAGAACCGGATATTCTTCATTGTCCCAGAAACCCGCTATACTTGTAATTTTTACTTTTCTATCTTCTCCTTCTGTAGGTGAAAACTTTTTAAAGTTAACAAGAGGTGAACTATTTTGGTGATAATATAATCTTTCATTTACATTATCCGCATAGTCTAACCATGCTTTTGCTCCGGTACCTTCTTGTTCAATAATAAAATCTCGGCCGATATAATCTCTTTGTAAAGAAGAAGCTGTAAGTGTTAGATACTTTAATGCGTCATACGCTTCTTCACTTGTATAGAAGCCTTCGTTAGTATCGTCGTCATTATCCGTTAAAGATGTTACAGCTGGGTTTCTTTCAGGATTTTTTACTAAACTAATCTGACGAATATCAACGTTGTAACCAACTGGTGCTTCTCCATCAACTTCACCAATAAAATCGACTGCAATACCAGCATAATAAGAAGGAAGATCATTGTCAGGATATTTTCCTAAACCTTCATATGGTAAAACATATGGTATAATATCAATATCTTCATTAATAACCTCATTACCCGTTGCACCGACTTTTACTAAAATAGAAGCAGATAAAAAGTCTTTTACCCAAGCCGCATCGTTATTACCATCTAACTTATATTTGATCGATTCAATACCATTAGGACCGAATGTTACATTAAACTGAGGTTCAGTTGTATTATTCTCGTGTATTACTACGTCAGTTCGTGGTTCAATTGCTCCACCAGGACCGCCATCACGATTTGTACCAACTATTTTTATTACACAATTGTCAGAGGTAACACTTGCTCCTCCTCCATTAATAACTTTAAAATCATAAATTAAACCACCAGTGGCATTATATGGTTCTTCAATTCCAGGCGTAGGATATGTATAATTTACAAACTGATCTGTGTAAAATTTAGAATCTTCATCTAAAGATGTTACATACGCCCAAACATAACCTTCACCATTAGAAAGCCTTTGCGGTGTGTGATAACTTAGTTCTGGTGCACCTGCTCCAGATGGAATAGCTGTAGTTGATTCCATGATCTCTCCGTTGCTATCAACATTAGAAAGACACATATAGATTCTATCATTAGAAGTAACATAGCATGGATAATGTGCAACACCATCGATTGTTTCGTAATCAAAACATCTTGGATCGGTTGGATCGTATACCTTATAGATACGATTGAATGCCCAATTGTTTCTCGGGATAACGTTAAAAACCTCTGCTGACTTTGTTCTTACTAGAACCATAAGATTCTCTAACACGTCGTTCTTATTAACAATTGTGTCAGTTGGTAAAGGAGCAGAAAATTGTCTGCTATATTCAGTTACCTGATTGCCTTCAGCATCAGCTGTATCAGACCAACTATCTGTCTTACCTAATCCAATAAAGTAGTCATCTACCGTTGAAGTTTTAATATCATTAGTAAAAATCTTTCGGGAGTTTTTTCTAAATTCTGATGTAATTATTGCTGCCATAATCTTATTTATATAAGTTGTAAATAGTTAATATCTTTAAACGAGATTAAAATAATCTGGTATCATTAGTACCAACCATGTTTGTTTTGAAGTGACGGGCCGAATACGATGAACATCACCAGTATTAAATTCAATTGCTCCATATTTGGGAACTTGGACTATTCCGTCTTTAAATTCTATTGAATTGCCACTTGTTAATGCGATTGAAAAGAACTTTCCAATTGTATTTTCTTTCCAATAATCGATATCGCTCCACTCTAAAAAGTCACCGCTTTGTAATTGCATAAATGATGAAACAAGAACTTTGTCTTTTAGTCCTATTGTTTCTGCTAAATCTTCAATAGCATTAAATAGCTCATTATTTTTAGCTACTGCTCGTGAGCTTATAAACTCATAATCAGAAAGAGTTTCTAAGTTATCGTGTATGTGTGATTCGCGTCTATCGATACCTTCGATTCTTTTAAAGCCTAAACTATTTGCATGACTTAAAATAGTATTAACTTTTGTTTTAATGTTTGTAAATGTATGTTGTTGTCTATTCATGATCTTAAAATATGATTACTAAACTGTATCTTTTAGAAGTAACTGGTGGAACCCAATGAACTGGTTTCATTCCTTCAAAATGATAGCCATATCCCTTTTTATCTTTAAATACTTTAATTTTTTCTTCTTTCTCTGCTTCGTTGATATTTATATTATTATGATAAACTTCTTTATCTCCAAAAATTAAACAATTATCAGGATCTGTTTGTAATGGAACACAAATTGTGTGAAAAGCCATGTTGTTGTCAACATGCGGAGGAATAAATGCTCCTATATCATACTTATTGATTTGCACCTCAACCGGAGCAAATTCCTTAAACATTAAATCTCTAAAATATTTTTTCCATAGAGGCACTAAACTTTTACGGCTTATCTCAGCCGCGTAATATTTTCCTACGTCACCATCAACTCCGCGATTTATATATTCTTTGCTTCTATCACGAAATATGTTTGGCCTTTTTTCTGAATATTCAACTATTTCATTACATACTTCTTCAGATAAGAAGTTTGGATAAACATGTAAAAGATCAGAAATTTCATTCAAATGATTCATACAATAAATCCGTTGTTATTTTCTCATATAATCCTCCATCATACAAACGGTCGATATCTTCTTGTTCTTGTTCTTTAGACACGTAATTCCACAAAGTGTCGTTTTGATAAGCCAATTTATATCGTTCATTTATCAATCTGCGATTAGCTATAAAGTTTTTTACTTCATTAAACTTATCTATAGCAGCACCTGACATATTTTGTGTTTCAATAATTTGACTCAATACATCAATAATTGCATTTAATTCATGGTGTGTTTGATATACATCTGTAATAGATTTTCCGCAAGTCGCGTCTAGATCACTTTCAGTTATTACAGGAATAGAATCACCTTTGGCAATAACTTGTCCATTATCAAGGTTTCCTCCATCCCATTCGTGGGTAGTATCATTAAATTCTACAGTCTTGGTAGTAAAAAAATTCTTATCAACTTGATCTATTGCATTAGGCGATACTACCGCAAAATACTCTTTTGAGACCTTATTAAATACTATTACGTGATTATTCATTATTATATATTATTTTTAAATTATTCTCCCGTTGTTTATTACATTCCAAGTGCTAGAATTTACGACGCTATACAGTGTTGTGGCATAGTGGAATGCGTACGTCGTACCATTACTAATATCGTGCGTTCTATATCCCCAAACTACTGATACTGTATCGCCAGCAGATAAGTTTGGGAATATGCTCATTGCATAATTTTTAACAGTAGCGTTTGGCTTTACATTACTCGATGAGTTATAGGCATGGGTAAGAAAATAAGACCGAGATTTTTGAACTGCATTAACGTGATATAATTTTCCAGTCGAAACTCCAGCTACCTTGTAATCTACATATTCCTTAGTAGCAATTGTTTTATCGTTAGAGGAGTTAATTTGAGCAATTGTAGATTTCGGAAGATCGGCACCGCCATCTTTGTGGATTCTAAATTTTGTCGTATTATTAGTGATAAATTGCATAGTATCACTATTATGATAATAAATAATACGACCAATATCGTGATCAGTTTTATCACCAAATTGGATTTGGCAAAATTTATTTACATCAGCATTACCAAGCCTTAAGAATGGTGCTTCTTTTCTATCACTATCTGTCGAACAGCC